ATATGGAACAGGCACCACGCTGACCGGCTGCGGTGTATCAGCGAAGGCATATGCCGAAACAGCAAAAACAGCAAAAGAGGTGTCCTGGATGTTGGCCGACAGAATTGCAGGGTTAAGCCTGAGTGACTGGGCAATTATTGTCGGTATTGCATGCACAGTTATCACCTGTGCAGTGAACTGGTATTACAGGAAAAAGGAAAGGGAGGACCGGCTTAATGGCAATGTCACCAAAGCTGAAGAATAAGCTGAGCGCAGCGGTCGTTGGTTTGATTCTTGCCGGGGCTTCCGCGCCCGTTATTCTCGATCAGTTTCTGGATGAGAAAGAGGGCAACAGCACAACAGCGTACAAGGACGGCTCTGGCATATGGACCATTTGCCGTGGCGCTACGATGGTTGATGGTAAGCCGGTAGTTCAGGGCATGAAGCTGTCAGCCGAGAAATGTGCCCAGGTAAACGCTATAGAACGCGACAGGGCACTGGCGTGGGTTGACCGAAACATCAAAGTGCCGCTGACCGAACCACAGAAAGCCGGGATTGCGTCTTTCTGCCCATACAACATCGGCCCCGGAAAATGTTTCCCGTCTACGTTCTATAAGCGAATTAATGCTGGCGACCGTAGAGGTGCCTGTGAAGCGATCCGCTGGTGGATTAAAGACGGCGGCCGCGATTGTCGCCTGACCAAAGGCCAGAAAAATGGCTGCTATGGTCAGGTAGAACGGCGCGACCAGGAAAGCGCGTTGACGTGCTGGGGGATAGACCAGTGAGCCTGCGCTATCAGTTCATTGCTATTTCGCTGCTGGTGGCTTTTTTATTATGCGTGGCAGCATACTGGTGTTACTCACGTGGGTACCAGGAGGCGAATTCATCTTGGAAATTGCAGTGGGCGCAACGTGATCTTACTGACGCGACCACTACATTGCAGCGTGAAGTTACCGAAAGAGCAGAAGAGCAGCGCCGCCAACGCGCCGTTGATGAGGAACGAGAGAAAGCCGATGAAGAACTGGCAAAAGTACAGGCTGATGCTGATGCTGCTAAGCGCGCTCGCGGTGGGTTGCAACAGCAGATCGCCGAAATACAACGGCAACTCGCAACAAGTGAAACCGGCAGAATTTCCGCAATTGCAGCAGCAAGCCAGGCAAAAGCCAAGACCGGAATATTGCTCGCCCAGCTGCTCGGCGAAGCTGACGATCTGGCGGGAAAATTCGCAAAAGAGGCTGATGAGCGTTATGTCGCCGGAAGTACCTGCGAGCGCACCTACGATAAAGTGACACAACAATAGGTGTAATAATCATCACTTACTAACATCATAAACCAACTAATCATCTCCCTTAAAAGCATCATATTCATCCCATGCAGCGAACCCAATTGGTCGTTTGGGTTTATCCAAAGCTTGACGTTTTTTTCTGACTAAAAGAATGTTGATTTGTGAAACGTGCTGCACCAGTTCTACAGGACTACCATCATCAAGCACCCCAATGAAGGAAATGAGTGAAGGGTTCCAATAGTTGATGTCAGTAAAGTGAAACTCAATAAAGCGCCCAAAGCTGGCTAGTTGACCGCCTACTTCATATTCATCTTCTAAATCACGATGAAAATCATTAACCCAGCAAATCAAACGGCGCTGAAATTCATCAGCCAAATTTTGGTCTTTGGGTGGGCGATTGATTTCTAACATTCTCGCGTAGTTGGCATGATGATCTGGAGACATCAGGCTATTAAACAAATCGTTATCGCTCATTACGTATCCTCGCTATATGGTTCAAAACAATATTGCTAAGTAAATAGTAAAAAATAAAGTGCTTTATGGAGGGAATATGGCAAAACCGGGCCGGGGAGCACTGCAAGACCAGTTCCTCGCCGAGCATGCTAAAACGGGTATATCACCGAAGGAATGGTGCGATTAGCTAGGACTGATTAACACATCTGCACGGCCAACTGAATTGTGGACTGGCCCGATACCGGTAGATGATCCTGTTCTAAGCATTATCTAGAGAAATCGATATTCATTCTCATTTACGGGGTCCTTTCCGGCGTTCCGGCTTGTTACGGGGCGACGCGCTCGCGAGATTTCGCTCCTTATGAAAATTTTCAGGGGAAAAGTGTGTCGGTACTTCTTTTTATTAACATTATGTTTTATTTGATTTTGTTTAAAAAAAGAAACGACACGCCACGCCGTGATTTTGCCATTTTTATGGGGGTTCGTGTCGTACCCTGTTTTTGAGGTGTGATTTTTTATGAAAGTTAACAAAAAGAGGCTGGCTGAGTTTTTTAATGTTGATCCCCGCACTATTGAACGCTGGCAAAGCCAGGGTATGCCGCTGGCGTCCGGAGGCGGGAAAGGTGTGGAAGCTGTTTTTGATTCTGCAACAGTGATTGAGTGGTACGCCGAGCGGGATGCCGCCATAGAAAACGAAAAACTTCGCAAAGAGGTTGATGATCTGCGGGCTGCGGCAGAGTCAGACCTTGTTCCCGGAAGTATCGATTACGAGCGTTATCGGCTGACCAGGGCGCAGGCTGACGCGCAGGAACTGAAAAATGCGGAACGTAAATCAGAGGTTATGGATATTGAGCTGTTTACTTATATTTTGCAAAGAATTGCTCAGGAAATAGTGGGGATATTGTCGAGACTGCCTCTTACATTGCAACGCAAGTATCCAGATTTAACCACTGAACACATTGATGCAATAAAAACGGAAATAGCAAAAGCATCGGACAAAGCGGCCACGATAGCAGATGTGGAGAAGTGGGTTGATGACTTCAGGAGAACGTCAGGCGAATAATGCTAACAGGGCTATAACAAATGGCCTGATCGCATTGCATATTCCTGTTCCGCTTACAGCCGTACAGTGGGCCGATAAGTATTACTATCTTCCAAAAGAATCATCCTACACGCCAGGAAAATGGGAAACACTGCCGCTTCAGGTAGCAATAATGAATGCGATGGGCAATGACAGAATACGCGTCATTAACCTGATTAAATCAGCCCGTGTGGGTTACACCAAAATGCTGCTTGGTGTGGAAGCCTATTTTATTGAGCATAAATCACGCAACAGTCTGCTTTTTCAACCAACGGACTCCGCGGCAGAAGACTTCATGAAGTCGCATGTGGAGCCGACCATTCGTGATGTTCCGGTACTTCTGGATCTGGCCCCCTGGTTCGGGAGAAAACACCGCGATAATACACTGACGCTCAAACGTTTCTCTTCCGGCGTGGGGTTCTGGTGCCTGGGTGGCGCCGCCGCCAAAAACTACCGAGAAAAATCGGTGGATACGGTCTGCTATGACGAACTTTCTTCTTTTGAGCCTGACGTGGAAAAAGAAGGTTCGCCAACCCTGCTGGGTGATAAACGTATTGAAGGTTCTGTCTGGCCCAAGTCGATTCGCGGATCCACACCGAAAACCAAAGGAACCTGCCAGATTGAAAAAGCGGCGAATGAGTCGGCGCACTTTATGCGGTTCCATGTTCCCTGTCCACATTGTGGGGACGAGCAGTATCTGAAGTTCGGTGATGACAGTACCGCGTTCGGGCTTAAATGGGAAAAGGGTAAGCCGGAGACGGTGTATTACCTTTGTGAACATAACGGATGCGTGATCCGCCAGTCAGATCTTGAGCAGAAAGAAGGTCGCTGGATTTGTGACAATACGGGGATGTGGACCCGCGACGGCCTGAACTTTTTCTGCGCGGATGGTGATGAAATACCACCCCCACGATCCATTTCATTTCACATCTGGACGGCCTACAGCCAGTTTACCACCTGGGTGCAGATTGTTTATGACTGGCTGGATGCGCTGAAAGATCCAAATGGCGTCAAGACTTTCATTAACACCACCCTGGGGGAGACATACGAAGAGGCGGTAGCCGAAAAAATCGATTATGAGGTGCTGCTTGAAAAGGTCATTCGTTATGGTGCCGTGGTGCCTGAGCGGGTGGTCTACCTGACCGCAGGTATAGATTCCCAGGCCAACCGCTTTGAAATGTATGTATGGGGCTGGGCACCGGGTGAAGAGGCGTTTCTGATTGATAAAAAAATCATTATGGGACGGCCAGATCATGAGGAAACCCTGACACGTGTTGATGAGGCGATCAATAAAAAATATCTCCATGCGGACGGCGCTGAAATGTCGATTGCCCGCGTCTGCTGGGATATCGGGGGTATTGATGCCGAAATAGTTTATAAACGTTCAAAAAAGCACGGCATATTCAGGGTATTACCCATTAAAGGCGCATCGATATATGGAAAACCCGTTATCAATATGCCCAAAAGCAGGAATCAGCGTGGTGTGTTTTTATGTGAAATAGGAACAGATACCACCAAAGAAATGATTTACGCCAGACTGAAAGAACCAGCCACGCTGCCTGATTCGCCATCACCCTATACATTCCGTTTCCCTGATAACCCGGAGATTTTTTCGGACGTGGAGGCGAAACAGCTGGTGGCTGAAGAGTTGGTGGAGAAAGTGGTTAACGGAAAAATCCGGCTGTTATGGGATGCCAAAAAGCGCCGTAATGAAGCGCTGGACTGTCTGGTGTATGCCTATGCGGCATACCGGGTGTCCGTGCAGCGCTGGCAACTGGATCTGGATGCGCTGGCCGCGTCAAGAAAAAGCGAGAATAAAACAGGCCCGACCATCGAGGAACTGGCCGCCATGCTTTCAGGAGATCTTAATAATGGCAACAATGGCTGAATTAGTCGAAGCGAAAACCGCGCTGCATGACCTGATGATGGGGAAGCGTGTGGCGACGGTGCAGAAGGACGGCCGCAGGGTGGAATTTACTGCAACCTCCGTCAGCGACCTGAAAAAGTACATAGCAGAAATGGAAGCCAGCCTGAAAAGAGGAGGGCGTCGCGGTCCGGCAGGGGTGAGTTTATGAAACGGGCGCCAGTACTGATTGATGTGAACGGAACGCCACTGCGTGAAAGCATGGGGTACAGTGGTGGCGGTGCTGGTTTTGGTGGTCAGCTGACTGACTGGATGCCGCCTGCTGAAAGCGCGGATGCTGCCCTGCTACCGTCCCTGCGGCTGGGTAACGCACGCGCTGAGGATCTGGTCCGTAATAACGGCATTGCCGCCAACGCAGTGGCATTGCATAAGGATCATATCGTCGGGCACTTGTTTCTCATCAGCTATCGTCCGAACTGGCAATACCTGGGGATGCGGGAATCTTCCGCCAGGAGCTTTATCAATCAGGTGGAATCAGCCTGGACGGAATACTGTGACGGTATTTTTGGCGAGATCGATATTGAAGGTAAACGCACGTTTACCGAGTTTATTCGTGAGGGGGTGGGCGTACACGCTTTCAATGGTGAAATTTTTCTCCAGCCCGTCTGGGATGCCGAAACAACGCAACTGTTCAGAACACGTTTTAAAGCCATCAGTCCAAAGCGTATTGATACGCCAGGCCACGCGATGGGGAATAAGCAGTTACGGGCCGGGGTGGAAATGGACCGAAACGGTAAGGCGCTGGCGTATCACGTCTGCGAGGATGACTGGCTGCTGTCGGGGGCTGGTCGGTGGACGCGTATTCCAAAGTACCTGGCGTCGGGACGTCCAGCCATGCTGCATATTTTTGAGCCAGTGGAGGATGGGCAGACGCGCGGTGCCAACCAGTTTTACAGCGTGATGGAACGCATGAAAATGCTGGATACGTTACAGGCGACGCAACTCCAGTCGACGATTGTTAAGGCGATGTATGCTGCCACAATTGAAAGTGAACTGGATTCGGAAAAAGCTTTTGAATACATCGCAGGAATGGGAGGGGGGGATGCGGACAACCCACTGGTAAAAATACTGTCAAGTTACGCACGCTATTATGCCGCCAACAATGTAAAACTTGGCGGGGTGAAAATCCCCCACCTGCACCCTGGCGATGAGCTGAAATTACAGACGGCGCAGAATGCCGACAGTGGTTTTTCCGCGCTGGAACAGGCGCTTTTGCGGTATATCGCCGCAGGTCTCGGGGTGTCTTATGAGCAGCTTTCTCGTGATTATTCTCAGGTCAGTTACTCCAGTGCCCGCGCTTCAGCCAATGAGTCATGGCGTTACTTTATGGGGCGTCGAAAACTGATCGCCGGTCGGCTGGCAACGCAGATGTTTTCCTGCTGGCTGGAAGAGGCGCTGATACGCGGTGTGATAAAGGCACCTCGGGCGAGATTTTCTTTCTGGGAGGCACGTTCAAGCTGGAGTCGTGCGGAATGGATCGGTGCAGGCCGCATGGCGATTGACGGGCTCAAGGAAGTTCAGGAGGCCGTTATGCGTATCGAGGCGGGCCTCAGCACCTACGAGAAAGAACTTGCCATTATGGGCGAAGATTACCAGGACATTTTCCGCCAGCAGGTCAGAGAGTCAGAAGAACGTCGCAGTGCCGGGCTTCCACGCCCGGTATGGATAACCGATACATACCAGCAACAGATTTCAGACAGCAGAAAACCGGAGGAGGAGCAACGTGCAACGTAATCTCCCGCATATACTCAGCCAGGCCACGAACGCCCCGCTGTTACTTGAACCCGCCTATGCGCGGG